GATGAATTAACAGAAATTCTTACAAGTGACGGATGGAAATACTTTAATGAGTTGAGTGGAAACGAAAAAGTGCTTAGTTTGAACCTACAAACCAATGAAGCGGAATGGGGGGATATACAAGAGATACACAAATACGACTTCGATGGAGAACTTAATTATTATGAAACCGAAAGGGTGAGTTTTTGTGTAACGGATAATCATAATTTCCTTGTTAGAAGCAACCCGACAAGTGCAAACTATATACTAAAGAGGTTTAGTGAATTACCAAAAAACTATGTTGTTCGTGGATGGAATAATTGGTCAGGCACCAATGATGAATATATAGAATTTGTAACTGATGTGCAAATGCCTTATGGAGGCAAAAGGAAACATATTCACAGATTTACATTTATACAATGGGCTGAATTCATGGGTTGGTTTTTGAGCGAAGGAAACGTTTATAAGGAACGTAGGGACAACGGCAGGTACCGCATCATGATCGCGCAGAATTCGGGAGACAAATTGGAAGCTATTAAGCAACTTCTTGATGATATGGGTATTCCTTGGAGGCTTGTTCCAAGTGGAAATCAAGTTGAATTTACGAGTCAGTCCATAGGGATGCACTTAATAGAAGAATGTAAACATGGCGCATCTAATAAAAAAATTCCAGAATACATAAAGAATGCAAGCCAACTGGCGATAAGAACCTTTCTTGATTCCTTTCTTCTTGGTGATGGAACTTGTCGTTCAGATGGCACAGGCAAAACATATATTACTTCAAGTTTTCAAATAGCTAATGATATCCAAGAAATGTTGGTTAAGATAGGTCGTGCAGGTAAGATGAAACTGAAAGAAAAGAAAGGTTCGGTTTTTTATATAGGCGAAAGAAAGGTTATTAGGAAGCATAATACATTTATTATTTACGAAAGCGGCTTTGGTGATAAGTGGATAAATTGTACCGCTGAAAAGACTAAATACAAAGGGCGTGTTTGGTGTGTTTCAACACTACATAAAATTATTCATGTCAGGAGGTTTGGGCGTACGATGTGGTCAGGAAACTCCGATCTTTCTGTGGTACAGAAACGGCAGGGCCTTATTGCTCATATACCAATGGATTTTGCCAAAACAGATAATATGACATTGGCGGGCAATGTTGCAAATATCGCAAGCCAATGGGAAGCAGATGTTATTATCATAGGCTCAGGTGGCGGACAGGGTGTTATTGACAGACTCCGGCAGTTGGGCTTCAATGTGATCGAAGTAGATGAAGGCGGTGCTGCGGACAGGAAAGATTTATATATAAACAAGCGTATTGAAATGTGGGATAAACTGGATGAATGGCTTATGGCCGGTGGTGTTATACCGAAACATGACCGTCTTATGGAAGACTTATCCGCGCCGATATACGATTTTACTCCAACATCAAATAAGAAGGTACTGGAAAGCGTTGAGTCTATGAAGAAGAGAGGCCTTCCCTCTCCTGACTTTGGAACGGCACTAGCGCTTTCGTTTGCCTTTGACGTTGCCCCTACAATCGGGGGCAGGGCTTACGCAATGCCTAAAATAGACAACCAATGGAACCCATTTGAAATACCTGCAATGAAATAGTGGCACACATTCTGCACACCAACAGCGAAAATATTTCGCATCACTTCAACCAAACACGAAAATTTTTCGCACTTTTCTCTTGACAATCCACTTTGCACTTGTTATAGCAACGAAAATATTTCGTTGTATATAGCAGTATATCCCTTTTAAGGAGATATTATATGTGCGGAGGCGGATCGCCATCTATACCACCACCACCACCACCACCAACTCCAGCAATAGCCAGAACCCCATCACAGCCTAAACTCGCATCAGAAGGCGTGAGGAAGGCTCAAAGTGATACGGAGACTAAAGCCAGGCAGTTTGCAGGTACGAGGGGAGGGACTTTGGTTACGGGTTCGAGTGGTTTATCAACAGCAGCCAACACTCAGAAGAAAACACTTCTCGGAGGATAATATGCCAATAGAATCTGATAAAGAGTTTGAGGCGCGAGACAAGAAAACATTAATAGCATAGAAATGGGTTTTTGGCCGCTCCCATAAATAAGCGGCTATTAGGCATAGTCAAGGCATTATGCCGAAAAAACAGGTGTTAAGCAGTAATCGGCATCTTGATTCTGGAATAAGCCGATGGGCTATGCCTAAAAATTAATCATGCAACATAAAGGACGAAAACAATTTAATGCCAGGCTCAAGGAGCTGGAGAACATACAACAGCCTTATATTGGTCCTTGGAAAGATATGAGGGATTATGAAGCTCCGAATCGTGGGAATTTTATCGAAGATAAGGGCAAGGAAGGACAGAGGATGGATCTCAAGATATATAATGGGACTCCGGCTCTATCTGCTCGCACATTTGGCGCCGGTATGAATTCTCGCATTACAAGCCCTTCAAGGCCATGGTTCAGACTTGCTACAGCAAACCGCAAACTTATGGAACGTGCCGATGTTCAGCAATATTTACGGGCAGTAGAGGAAAAGATGTATCAAATATTCAATGAGTCAAATTTCTATACCCAGGCCGCATTGCTTTATCTTGAAATAGGAGTATTTGGTACTGCGGTAATGTCTATAAAAGCTGATTTTAAAGATATAGTACGCTTTGATACCTATACGATAGGTGAATATTATATAGCGACAAATCATCGGGGGATTGTAGATGTTTTGTATCGTAGGATATGGAAGACTCCAGCTCAGTTAATAGAGGAATTCGGGGAAGAAAATGTATCCCAGGCAGTTTTGAATTATAACAGGGAGAGGCCAGACTTCAAGGTTAAAGTAATTCATGTAGTTGAGCCAAATGATGACCGAGTTCCAAATATGATTGATGCGAAGAATAAAGCATATAGAAGCGTGTATTATGAGGAAGAGTCAGATGAAAGAGACAAAGAGTTCTTGAGAGTATCAGGATTTGATAGATTTCCATACGTTGTGCCACGGTGGTCAACAAAAGGATCTAGCCCATACGGTACGGACCAACCCGGCCTTCTGGCTTTGGGTGATTCCAAGCAGTTACAATCAAATACATTTGAGAAAGCTAAGGGATTGCAGAGGAATATGAATCCTCCGCTTCAGGGACCATCAGACCTGAAGAATGCAAGGATAGGCAATATACCAGGTGGCTTCACTTTTGTTAATAGATTTGGTGGAGATCAGGGTGGTATTAGACCTTTATATGAAGTAAGAGTGCCACTGGCAGACATTATAGAGGACAACAGAGATGTGGAGCAACGCATAAAAGACGCGTATTTTGTTAATCTGTTCACAAGTATATTATCAAATGACAGACCACAAGATATGAAAGCCGAGGTAGCATTGCAGATAGACCAAGAGAGATTGTTGCAATTAGGCCCTGTTCTGGAAAGCCTTAATGATGAATTCTTAGACCCGGCAATAGATATAGTATTTGATAAAGCAGAAGAAAGAGGAGTGTTCCCTGAAGCCCCGGCGGACCTTAAAAATGAAGATATTAGGCCGGAATATGTGTCTGCATTAGCCAAGGCACAGAAGACGGCAGCGATAACCAGCATGGAGCGATTGTTTAGCTTTGCAGGTTTCTTGGAAACATTGATTCCCGGAACTATGGACAAGCTAGACGGAGATCAAGCTCTTGACGAAGCAGGTGAAACGCTTGATGTCCCTTCTGGAATTATAAGGACAGATGATGAAACAGATATTGTAAGGAAGGCAAGACAGCAAATACAGAATAATCAACAGATGTTAGCAGCAGGAGTGGCGGCAGCCAAAGCAGCCAAGGACCTTGCTGGTGCGCCGGTTGGCAAAGGGGCTTTAATCGATCAACTCGTAACGACACCATAAATATATGGAAGACAATACGGGATTACAAAAAAAAACCGAAGAGGAGCAGCAACAGGAAGAAAAGGCAAAGATTGAGGCTTTGAAACTGTCAGTGTTTGTGACTGACACAATGAGCAGGAAATCAGGTCGTGATTTTGTCTGGCATTTATTAGAAAATTATGGAGTTTACAGAAGCCCGTTTAGTCCCAATTCAAATAAGATGGCAAGAAATGTAGGGACGATGGAAGCAGGTCAATATTTGATGCAACTGTTATTAATGGAGTGTCCGAGTGAATATGAAAGAATGTTTGCCGAACACAGGTATAAGGAGGAAAATGATGATAAGTAAAAAGGTTGGCGAAGTAGAAGAAGAGAAATGGGAAACGCTTACTGATGGCGGAGAAGATGATACCGGAGATGGCGACAAGAATAATGACGACACCGGAGATGGTGGCGAGTCTGAGGAGGGTACGTCTGACAAGGAAAAGTTTTATCCTGATCAGGATAAATCCCCTGAAGAGATAGCTGCTGATAAGGACAAAGAAGAGGAAGGTGGCGATAAGACACCTGAAGAGATAGAAGCAGCAAAAAAGGCCGAAGAAGACAAAAAGGCTGAGGATGATAAGGCAGCAAAAAAGGCCGAGGAGGCAGGATTGGCTACGGCTGAAAACCTGAAGTTTCCTGAAGGTGTCCCGGTAAATGAAGAGATCAAAGCGGAGTTCATTGAGATTTCAAACAATAAGGATCTGTCGGCTGCTGACAGGGCGCAGGCATTAATTGACTTACAAACAAAATTGAATATGAACTTTCATACGCAACGGGCCGAAACATGGATAAGACAGATAGAGTCTGATAAGAAATTCATAGGATCGACAGGTGATAAGCTGGATGAAAATCTTGCTCTTGCTAAAAATGGCATGGAATCGTTAAAGGTTGACGGCCTTTCTGAGTACCTGATTTCTTCTGGAGAAGGCAATAATCCTATTTTCGTGGAACTGTTTATGAAAATTGGAAAGGCAATAAGCGAAGACACTTTCAGTAAAAGCGTTGGCAGTGAGAATAAAGAGCCAAAATCTGACGCAGAAGTATTGTATGGTGTTACAAGGAAGTAGAAGTATTTTATTGTTGGTGACAGTAAGAGGGCAATATTAGAGGGCATGGCATCGTGGAAGCCACGACTTCGCATGGTGTTTAATGTCCTCTTCTGTTGCCGTAAACGATGTAATTGTGGGAGGGTTTTATTATGGCAACGGTTGGAACGAGTTATTTGACCATTGCTGACCGTGTTAAAAGGCAGGATCCCGACAATAGAATTGCCAGAGTCGTTGAACTCTTAAATGATACCAACGAACTTATGCAAGATATTGTTGTGATTGAAGGCAATCTGCCAACCGGTCACAGAACTACTATGCGTAGTGGTCTACCATCAGTAACATGGAGAAAGTTGTATGGCTATACTTCTCCAAGTAAGTCGAAAGTAGTACAGGTTGATGACACAGCCGGAATTCTGGAAGGTTTCTCATTTGTTGATGAAGACCTTGCAGAGCTTAACGGTGATGTAGCAGCTCTGAGATTGTCTGAAGACAGGCCATTCTTCGAGGCAATGAATCAGGAGTTTATGCAGACCTATTTCTATGGCAATACCGACACGGATCCAGAGGAATTTCTTGGCCTTGCCCCTCGTTTCAGCTCTATCAGTACAACTGAAGGTAATTCAGGTACTCAGATTATAGACGGTGGTGGTACAGGATCAGACAATACCTCAATGTGGCTCCTGAAGCACGGTGAGCAGTTCTTACACTCATTCTTCCCCAAAGGCACCACAATGGGGTTGACTCACAGAGATATGGGCCTTGTAACTGAGACAGATAGTTCCGGTGGAAAACGTATTGGGTATCAGACTCAGTATAAATGGAAAGCCGGTCTTTCTGTAAGAGATTACAGGCATATCGTAAGAATAGCTAATCTGGACATAAGTGATCTTTTAACTGCTGAATCAGGCTCAGATAGTTCCGCAGACCTTATCAATCTTATGATTGAAGCAATGCACTTGAAGATGGAAAATCTTACAGGCGGAAAACTGGTGTGGTATTGTGGCCGGGAAGTATTTACTGCCCTGACAAAGAAAGCAGTTGCAAAGGCCAATGTAAATCTGTCATTTGAAGATTTTGGTGGGCCTAATAAGGTTATGGCATTCCAAGGAATACCAATTAAAAGAGTAGACGCATTAACAATCACAGAATCACGGGTAACTTAATCAAAGTCAATGTGACTTGATTTTAATTTAGTAGCTTTAATCCTTAGAACTTAGGGAGAATAATTATGATTTTAGACACGCAAGCGTTATATAGTGATGACCAGGCGATTACCAGTACTGCCGATTCAACAAACATTTTGGATCTGGCTAAGAACTCTGGTCCAGGCGAACCTGTAAGGTTACTCATTCAGGTTACGACTACCTTTGCTGGTGGTACAGACATTACTATTGATTTGGAAACTGATGACAATACGGACTTTAGTTCATTGTCAACAATAGCCTCAACATCAACGATAGCTCTTGCTACGTTGGTTGCAGGTTATAAGTTCTCGATAGACTTTGTTCCCCGATTGATGGAGAGATATTCTCGTCTTGAATATACGGTGACAGGTACTATGAGTGCCGGTGCAATTACAGCCGGTATCATCTTTGATGAACAGTCCAACTTTGACACTACATTCCCACCTGCATAACGCAGCTTAGGTAAAACAGTTTACTGTATGGGGGGAGGCAATAGCCTTCTCCCATATTTGGGGAGGGAAAACAAACATGAAAAAACTTATATTTGGAATGGTATTGTCTTTGGTTGTGGGATTTTGCGTTGGGGCTGAAGCATTTCAGTCCGCAGTAGACAAAGCGCTTTCTGATAATATAAGACAAGGTGATGGCAAGATAACAATGGGTGCGACCAATCCATTGTTGGATGTTTCTGCCGGATACAATGCCGATGAATCGCCTATAAATGTATCGGGAAATGCCAACGATGGCATTCAGACTAGCGCAACTGATATATGGGATCTTGCAGATCTTAGTGCGACACAACAGATTTGGCTTGCTCCTGATGCTGCCGTAACGCATTGGATAGTATCGTCTTCG